CGCTTAGGCTTGAACCTTGACGGTCGTATAGTTCGATAGGAGTTGCTGAGTTATGTCTTAAGGGCCGGTTAACCCCGTCTACGACAACTACAACTTCTGACCCGGTAAAGCTATGTTCGTTAGTTCTGAGTTTAGTTACGCCTACAGCACTACGAGTATTAGTATCTGAGGTGTTGTTTACCGCTGACCAGCCAACGCCATTTGTATGATCGTAGATGGTATAGTATCGACTTACAGTATAAAAGATTGTAGCTGCTGTACTGGTTACTGTGCTGTCAGCAGCCTCATCAGCAACGAAGGTAAAACTATCTGTAGTCGGAGTAGATGCAACTACAAACTCATTATTGTTTAGATCTAATCCACCAAGGTTAGTATCAATATTACTAAAGGTGACCCATTCACCAACAGATAAACCATGTGCAGCAGAAGTAACAGTTACAATTGAACTACCTGAAGTGAGAGATACAGCACCTACAGATAGAGTGGCAGAAGTAGAATCAATTGAGTTACGTCTTGCTGCATAGACCTTGTCGTTGTGAATCCAGACACCCAAGACTTTACCAGTGCCGGGGACTTGTGGATTGTCAGCATCATAATACTCATAACCGTTGATCCGGCGATATCCTCCAAACTGAGATACCTCAAAGTTTGTCATACGGATTGCCGCACCGGGTTCAGTACCAGCGAGGGTTAGAGCATCCTCGTTAGTATATAGACCACCCCTAGCAATGATTGTTACATCGCGGAGATTGTCAACCATTACTTACTGCCTGCCGGAACGTTAATTAGTCTATTAACCCTAGTATCCCGAAGATCAGTAAAGTTGTTTGTTAGCAGTTTACGCATATTTTCAATGCCGCGAATAAATCGTTGCTGGGCTAGAGTAGCCTGTTGAGAATTATCACGGAACATATAGCAGTGATACATAGCCCCATCGATAACCACGTTCTTAAACTGGTCTGGGACAGCCATTGTATCAGTAGCGTTACTCAAAGCAGTCTGATACTGGTAATAGTCATACTCGATACTATATGCTTTATCAGGAATAGGAGTTAGACCGATACGATTGTCAAGAGTTTTGTACACGTAATTAGGGGTATCATAGTCAGCAGTACCCGCATTACCATCCCGAATATAGAACCGTTGAAGATAGGTATCATAGTTAATTTGTCTTAACCTTACCGCCTGGATATTTTCTGCTTCATCCTTGGTGATACGAAATGAATCCCAGTCAACAACCTTCATATTACTTTCAGACGAATATACAGACGTACCAGCAACCAAGGTTAGTGTGCCGGTCTGATGGTTAAACGGGAACCCGAACTGCTCCTGACCGATTTCATCAAGTGCAATATTGACTGCATCCTTAACCGAGGCATGAAAACCAATAGCGGTTGGAAATTCGTCCGAAGTAAGCTGGACTTCATTCAACCGCTTTAGTGTATCATTAACTAAGGTAAGGAAAGTTGTTGCCATTTAAGCAGCCTTTAACCAGCGAACAGGAAAGTCATCATGTAAAATATACTCGGTTTTGTTTATATTATTTTGAATAAAACATGTTAGGAATGTATCGCCGCAGACATTAAAGTTGATACCTTTTTGATTACTAAGTATCTGGATAATCTTCATGGCTTCCTCAGCCATACCAATATACTCAGTGGTTGTATGGTAAAGTTTATTTGTTATAGGGCATGATACGGTTACTTCTTCACAAGATTCATCATGCTTATTTTCACGGTTTACTCGATAGTTACCAGAGGCTTTATCATAACCGCAGTCAAATCCGAATAGATTGATATTCTTATAACCAAGCCATATGGAAAGTAGAATAGCATGAACAGTGGAGTTAGATCCGGCAGACATACACTTATCAGAGGGTCGCCACGTTTTAGAAGTGACAGTATCGATCATGTATGTCTTGTAGTTCTTTAGTGCATCGAATAGACTAGGATCACACTGAGAAGAAATAATGTAATTGGTTTTTTTATTTAGTTGGGCTTTATCACCAGACTCTCGTGGATCGATAGAGACAGAGTATCTAGGATCACACCCGATAGAGGTAAGATAATCTACAGTTTTGGAAGCAAAGATATCGTTATTAGATGTACGAAGAAACTCTTCAAACTTCTTGATACTAGGTCCAGCAGCACATATATTAATTTCTTGGCTACGTTTATGTGGACTGTTCTTTAGTTTAGAAATAGATGGAAGGTTTCTATTCTTGTTATTCTCATAGTTAGACTTGAGTATATCTTCTGAGACTGAACAGTTTAATTGTATCATAGTATTCCAAATAGGTCAAGGGGAGATCCCGAAGGATCTCCCCAAGTTTGTTAGGCTAGATCACGAGCAACTTCAGCCGGACCTGGAATTTCAGCCAGATCAGACATGTAAGCAACTACGCGAACAGTGCCGGTATCAGGTGCAACAGAACCAGTAACCGCAAGGGTCATGTCGATAGTATCAGCAGCAGTGATAATTACCGAGTTAGCACCGAAAGGAAGTAGGCCGTTAGTACCGGCCGCAACCCAACCAGCAGTGGTTAGATCGCCACCGTCGATGAAGTCATCACCACCGGCAACATCAAGATCGAATGTCGCACCGGTTGAGAGAACAACGTCTTCAACATAGGCAACCGCACCATGAAGGAGGGTATTAGCTGGAACAGGGATAACTTCTAGGACATCGGCATTAGCAAGGGAAGAACCCTTGAGAGTTACCGCGTCAGCCATAGAAACTACCTTCTCTACGGTGTAAGGAACATTAGCACCGGTACGAGACATGTGGTTGGTATTAGAACCAGTAGTTAGATCGTAAGCCATGATTCATACCTCCCTTATTCGTACACGTTGTAAACGGCGCGAGTGATAGCTTCTGGACGGAGAAGCTTACGGCCATAGAGATGTAGACCACGAACGACATCGCTAAAGCTGTCATTGTCACGATAGGTTTCAACCTTTTCGATCTGAGAAGCAGTAGCAACAGCGGAGTCGTGACCGGCGATGATAACACCGTAGTTACTGGAAGAACCACCAGTAGCAACAGTGCCCGGACCAGTACCGATGATTGGCAGGTTGTTGGACATGTAGATGCGGAAACCGCGAACCATACCATCGATGATACGACCGTTACGGAGGATATCACCGGCATCCTGACGACCGGCAAAGTCATTGCTTAGAAGCTTTGAGTTTTCGTCATTAAGCTGCTCGGCAAAGACCGGATCGACAACTAGCCAACGACCGTCACGATCAACGTTCTGCTGGTCTAGCTTACGAGCCATACGGTTAATAACCGCTAGAGGAGAGATTGCACTGGTGTTCTGACCAACTGGAATAGAGTTACCAGCAGAACCACCGAATGAACCGAGGTCGAGCTTCATGGAAGCAAGAAGACCATCAGCATCGGCGGACACTGGATCAGTACCAGACTTGTCAGCGGCAACACGAGCGGCACTAGCATTGGCGTGTAGAGCGGCCTGCTTGTAACCGGACATGTAACCGAAGATCTCCTGGTCAAACTGATCACGAAGGCGATAACCAGCACGATCAGTAGCAAGAGATTCAAAGTTCACATGAGAGTGAGCCGCCTCGATGTCATCGATCTTACCTTTATTTTCAATGGGTTACGCTACCAACCCACCCGTTCTCTTATGAACTGCTGCATATTTCTATGCAGAGAAGACTATATCATCACCCTATAAGGGGCTGGGCACTTCCGCTCGCTTGAGCGTATGGACTTCATAATCTGGCCTAGATCGTATGTCCTAGTCGTTGAACCTTCAAGAGCCTCCCGGCTCAAGCTTGGCTGCTGATTGCCTTGTAAAGAGTTTCTACCCAGAACTTAAATTCTTCTTCAGTTTTATCAGATTTCATCTGATTTACTGCCCAACAAACCCACCTAACATTCCCTTTAATATACCCTTTAGTAGAGTCAATCCTATCTAGAGAGGCTTTAAAAGGGTTGGCTTTCTTTCTCGGCTGAGTTTTTAAATCCATTTTCTGACCGGTTACCTCACACTGAAATTTAGAATCTTCTAAAAGTTTCAGCAAATACTCTGAGGTAACAGTAACTTCTAAACCTTTTTTGTTAGACCTTGTTCTTAGACTATAAAAGGTTTGAGAGATAAAGACGTTTATATTTTCTCGTCGGGCTTTCTGGTTAGCGTAGTACAGATCTTTATTTTTTTCTCTGTACTGACGAGATGTTTTACGATTACATACTTTGCAATAAAATGATAAACCGTCTTTGTTGGATTTAGTCTTATTAAACTCTGTTAAGGGTTTTGTTGTTTTACATTTAGAGCAGGTCTTCATACTTTTCTCCTCTGCTCTATATGTATTGTGATAGTTTTAAGAAGTCAACTCTTTATTTAGGGTTTCCAGCAATTCACCCAGTTCTTTAGATGCGGTTACCCGCAAATGCGTCTACGCAGCTTGTTGAAACGCGAAGTAGTTTGCCTGATCGATAACAAGAGTGAAATCTTCGTCATCTAGATCCTGTGGGACAACCTGTGTACCACGAGAATAAGCCTGAACAGAGACTTCTGGCTCTTTAATAATACGGACGGAATCGCCAAAGTTGGAAATTTCCCCCATATAGTCGTTATTTGTAATGTCCTCAACTACTGAGGTTTTACGAAAGGCAGTTTGTACCTTCTTAGAATAGATAACTGGACTAAAGTTACCATTAGGAAGGTTACCGTATCCTGCCGCACTCCTAAATGCCATGAGTTTTCTCCTTTCAAAAAGTGCGGAAAAGAGCTAACGTCGGTCATTCAAGGCTGACAAAGGATAGGGTGGGTAATTAAACCGGCCTAGTTTATCAGGTAGTTGAAAGCGAAGGTTAGCCGCTGTCATATTGTAAGCGGTAGTCCCAACCAAGGGCGGGGGCGCTTTTGTAGTATTCGTATTATTATACTTTAGTCTAAAAATGGTGTCAAGTAAAAAATTACCTAGCACCACCAGAAATATCGTACTCAAAGTTACCGGAACGAATAGCGTTCTCGATATCTTTTTCATACTTCTCATATTCCTGGGCGGTCAGCCGCTTAACACGAGACTCTGACCAAACAATTTTGCCATCACTGATATCTTCTCGACGGCTTCGGGCTGGTACTGACCGGGCTGCGTCAGTGTCCTTAGTGCGTTTCTTACGGCCATTCTCTGTTTTATACAGGTCAATAGCCTTAGCGGCACCTAAGAAATCTGTATCGTTATCATACAGTGCGCTCTGAATCCACTTAGGTTGATGAGCAACCCACTCATGGAAAGCCTTGTCCTGGCGTAGTTCATCAAAGTCTGGATGAAGTCGGGCCAATTCTTTCTCAGCTTTCTCTCGTGCGATCTTGGTCTCTAGTTCCTCGACTCGCCTTAGTCGCTGGTCGACCTCGCCACGAGCTTCCATAGCTTTCTTGGTAGCAATAGTCTCAACGATCTTAGCAACGTCTGGATACTTCTTTGCCCAAGCGTCTAGTTCTTCATCCGATTTCGGAAGTTTAACTTGCTTCTTAGTAAGAGCTTTAACCTGCTCTTGAAGTTGCAGAAGCTGACGGTTACTTTCTTCTTGAGTCCGTTGCATGTGGCGACGAAGGTCTCCATAACGCTTTTTAAACGTAGCTTCTTCAGGATCAAGGTTAGCATCTTCATCTTCCTCAGCGCGTTGTTCTGGTGATTTATTTCGTTCAGCTTCTAGTTCAGCAAGCTCCCGTTCATCTTCTTCAATACGGTTACTGCGATATTTCATAGGTGTATAATTATTCTGTTCTACTTCGGCAGTCACAGACATGTTAGTCTCCGTTTGGGGGCCTCTAGTAGCCTCTCACCTTGAGAGGGGTATAGGGTAGCCCACAGTCTTGACCCTTATACTTCTTTGTTAGGGTCACTCATAAGCCCGATAGTCTGTAGAAAACTGGGTGTAAAAATAGATGATAAAGCTAAAGAGGCTGACTCAACAGGTTTATCGGAAGTCATCCGACGTGATGTTGGTACATAGCCGATACCATCAACATAGGTGTAGCCTTCATAAAGATCTGTTGGTTTTTCTTCTTCTTCGACCACTTCTGGTTCGCGTTCTGCTGGAGGCTCACCTGGACCGCCTTCGGGATCACCCACATCACTAGGTCCATCACTCTCACCATCACCATTAAACGACATCAAACCTTTTGGACCTATATGCTGATATTGATCGAGGGATACTTCTTGTCCGCTGCCTTCTGGACTAAAGCCTTGCTTTGCTTGACGTAAAGAAGCAGCTTCTTCGGGTGTAATATAAGCTAGGTAAGCAGTTTTACCCGGAGCACTAGAGAATGCAACAGGGGCGGTAATTACCTTATCACTTTCCACTACACCGTCTGAGTCAACCGACCTATCAATATTTGCTTGGGCGTATACCCCCTTAGAAAAAATATCAGAGGTTGGTAATACTTCTTCTCCATTAAGAGAATCTGAATTTAACATACCACCTTCAGCAAACCCCCTAGCCATGATACCATTACGGGTTACGTAACCGCCGTATTTAAGTTTACTAAGTGGTTTAACACCCTTTACTGTACGGCGGTAACCAACGCCTGGAACATATGTGTAGTCACTTAAAGAATCTGTGTCTGTTAATTTTTCAGTATCCGTATCTACTTCTTCATCGTCCGGGGTGTTTCCCTTCTCGCCCTGCCCCTCACCCGCCGGATCACCGGTACCGCTGCGGGTATCGCCGCCCTGAAACCCCGGCTCGTCGGCCCTGTCGTAGGTCATGCCGGCCTCTTCGACGGCGCGCTCCGCCGAGTACCCGGCCACTTGCGCGGCATCCAAGGCCATCGCGCCGCTGCGGCTGTATGCCGCCAACTCCGTCAACGACATATCGCCCCTCCTGGCTCGGTCCAGGCGATCCCTCGCAACGGACTCGTACCCGGCGTGCACCCCGCCGGGATCACGATTGGCGCGATCGATAGCAGCCGCGACATCGGCATCGGTGACGTCCGACTTATCGGTGCCGCTGAAGCCCGGGCTCGACTTCCCGGCCCCGGGCGCGTCCTCGCTACCGTCATCGACCCCACCACCGTAGCCGCCGGTGTCCGGGCCGGCGGGCGCGTTGGCAGCCTCGGCTTCGGCAGCGGCAGCCTCGGCGTCGGTGGCAGCACCGGGGTCTCCTGCTTCGGAATCATCGCCGCTACCGCCAACACCGCCACCATTAGCAAAACCCATAGCCATTAGACCTTTAGGATGATGCTCGGCAACAATAACTTCTACAACACCTTCCGGCTCCATATATTCAGTCTCATCGTCATCATCTTCAACATAACCATTCTCGTCTACGTTCTCGATGATACCAAGGTCTTCCATCTGTTGTAGTTCAGCCAGAGCCATTCGGTGCATATCAGCAATATTCTTAAGACCGATATACCTAACTACATTAGCCGGTAGGACATATTCACCTGTGGATAGATAAGCAGGGATATCATCCGCTACTTCCTCTGGTGTTGCACCAGGAGGTGGATCAGGTACATCATCGTCATCATCTTTTTTACCGAACTTTACTTCTTTTTCCACGGAACCACCTTCTGCTTTCCTTAAGTTTTCAGGGCGAGGTTGAGGGAGAGGAGGATTATCAATCACTGTAGGGCGACGACCTGGGAGTGGAGGATTATCAATCACTGTAGGGCGGCGAGTTGGGAGTGGGGGATTATCAATCACTGTAGGGCGACGAGTTGGGAGTGGGGGATTATCACCCGTAGCACTTGATGATTGATCTTCTTCCAAGCCTAAGAGTCTACGTAATTTCTCGCCTACACTCTCTGCAACCCCTTCTAAAGTGTCTACCGTTTCACCTACATATTCAGAGGCAGTGTCGTACGCATCACTAGCATACTCACCAACTGTATCTACAGCGTCTCCTAAATATTCCCCTACGGTATCTAGGAATCCAGGTTCTTCCTCAGCCTGATCGCTAGTAACAGTGCCGGTATCAGAAGGAACGGTGTCATCTTCGGGACGAAAGGTGCTCCCCGACTGTTCCTCAGACAGCATCTCATCGGTTTGTTTGTCCACGGGATTACTTTGAATATAATTATTGACGTGTTTTTCTACCAATCTTGTATAGTCAGCAGGGGTCCGAATAGAACCATTTTTCTGCCAGTACTTTTGAGCAATCTGAGTATCCACCGGCTTACCAATCATAGACGGTAGGAACACAGCCATATTTA